AAAATCCACCCTGAGCAGCAGCAAGGAGCTGGTCAAGAAGGCCATCAAAGACTCTGACCCCCAGATCAAGGGAATTGGCAAGTTGGTTGACGCGGTGCTTGAGGATGTGCGCAAGGCTGGTGGCGTGATCACTTCATCCTACACAAAACTGACAGAGCGGCCAGCCCGCTCAACAGGAGAATGACATGGGCTCACTCAATCGCGTGCAACTCATCGGCAATCTGGGCAAAGACCCAGAGCTGCGATACACCCCGGACGGCGCGGCTGTCTGCAACTTCACCATGGCCACCACTGAAAAGTGGACACCCAAGGGAGGCCAACCGCAGGAGCACACCGAGTGGCACCAGATCAGTCTCTGGGGCAAGGTGGCTGAAATTGCGGCCAAGCACTTGATCAAGGGCTCCCCCGTTTACATTGAGGGCTCTATCCGCTCCCGCAAATATGTGGACAAGCAGGGCATCAACAAAGGCAGCTTTGAGATTAGGGCTGACCGGATGGTGATGCTGGGACGGGCCCCAGAGGGCACCAGATCAGCGCAGGGCGCGGCGGCGGCAGAGGGTGACACTGAGACATGGAGCACCAATGACATCCCGTTCTAGGCCCACCCGGCGCGTCAAAAAGCCAGCGCGGTGGTGGTTCATCAGGCGGGAGTTGGGGCTGTCCCAGACAGAGCTGGGGGCCATCATCGGCGTGCACTGGCAAACCATCGGGCGCTGGGACAGGGCTGAGACGGTGCCCAGTGAGTCCACCCAGTGGCTCTACAAACTTTTGCTCAAGACCCACCGCGCTGGCGGCAAAGACTTCAGCCAGCATCTCAAGATCACAGGAGGGAGGCCATGACCAAGATCAAAAAGATGCCCTTCATGCCACTCTACTTTGGCGACTGGTTCAGCAGCAGGACAGTCAACGGGCTGTCACTGGCAGGGCAGGGCCTCTTTGTGCGCCTGCTGTTGCTCCAGTGGGACACTGGCCCGCTGCCCGATGCTTTCCACAAGATTGCCCCACTCATCGGCAACCCGGCTGGCATTGAGGCGGCATGGTCTGAAGTGGAGCACCTGTTCCCTGTGTTTCAAAATCACCGGCTCAACTCCAGAGGCTGGGAGATCAAGCAGGAGTGGGATGCCCTGAGACTGCACCGAGCAGAGGCCGGGAAAATAGGTGGAGCGGCATCAGCAAGAGCGAAGCAAGATTCAAGCAAAATTCAAGCAAATGGTCAAGCAGGTGGTCAACCAAAACTCAACCCTTCTGATTCTTATTCTGATTCTGATTCTGATTCTGCTTCCCCGGATAAAGAGGGGCCCCCGACTGCTGCGCAGTCACCCCCCGCAAAATCCCGCCGCAGGGCTGTCAGCTCATTCATCCCTCCAGAGGAGTCTGATGTGGTGGAATTCTGCAAAGCTGAGCTGGGTGTGGTCACCGTGAGTGATGCGGCGCTGGGGCATGTCAATGAGTTCCTTGACCACTTCAGATCAAATGGCTGGAAGGTTGGCGGCAAGACTCCCATGATTGACTGGCACGCTGCATGGCGCAACTGGGTGAGGCGTATCAACTACTTCACCCCGGCTGAGCGCCCGCAGAGGAGATTCCGCAGATGAGCTGGTGTGATGGCTGCGGCCATTCAATGAGCTGGCACAAGCAGGCCACGCTGATCAACAGGGGTGACCGGCAGGTGCTTGAGGCGCGGCTGATCTGCCTGCGTGCATCATGTTGCTGTGGTAAACCAATGCGCGTGCCAGAGTCACGCAAAAAAGTCACAGTGCCCTCACCCGGCCAGCACCCGCTGGCGGTGACACCAGAGCGGGCGCGTGCAATCCAGTCAGAGCTGGCTGACAAAATCTAGAGGGCTTGACCATGGGCAAGCGTAATGACAAAGTGCTGAATGAGCTGCGGCGCGGGCCACTGACACCGCTGGAGTGCCTGAATAAGCTGGGCATCATGCGGCTGGCCGCTGCGGTCTTTGACCTGAAGGAACAGGGCCACCAGATCAGGACTGAGATGGTGGATGTGACCTGCCGGGAGGGCACGGTGGCGCGGGTGGCAAAATATCACCTGATGCCATCAGGCCCTCCCTCAACTCCACCCGATGGGCCCCCAGAGGCTCAGGGAGCCACCACGGCGCGGCTGGATGTCCGTGCGCGGGTGTTGGAGGCCCTGACCAAGTTGGGGCCCTCTGGGGCCACGGCAGAGGAGCTGCGGCTGTTGACCGGCGCTGAGGAGCAGCAAGTGGCCAGCGCTCTGGGTGCACTGCGGGATGCCAATGCCGTGGGCCCCGGTGTGGCTGATGTCCCGGTGGCTGGTTCAAAATACAAAGCAAGGCCGTGGTATCTGACCGAGCACATCCCCAGACCCACCCATGGTGACAGGGCGCAGAGACGGCACCACAGCACCAAGACCTGCCCCAGATGCCATGAGCACAGCTTCAGGGACATTCAGGGCGGGCTGTTCGGGGATGGTTCAAAATGATGCCCCACCAGATTGCCCTGATGGCGGTGGAGATGGTTGTGTCCGCCCAGCGACTGGCCCAGATCAGCGCGTGGCAGGGTGAGGTTGATTCAATGGCGGGCATCATCCCCCGGCGCAGGCTGATCTGGGCCACGGGTGTCACCGATGTCAAGACTCTGGAGCGGTGGTGCGAGTATTGCGGCAGGCGGCATGACCATGGCCCGCTCCAGCTTTCCAACTGCCGTGGCTGTGGAGCGCCAATATGATCAGGCGCAGGGCCCAGATCAAGCGCTCTGCGGTCACCCGGCAACTGAGCTGGATGGCAAAGACCGGCACGCAGTTGCGCTCATCGCTGACAAAATCCTGCACCTGTGCGCAGGGCCACAAGCATGACAGCCGCATGGAGGCTGGCACCTGTGATGACCTGCACCTGCTGGAGCGTGCCGGGCGTGTGCAAAACATCCAGCGGCAGGTCACCCACCAGCTCTATGCCAGAGCAGACGGTGGCTGGTGCGGCTGCATGGGTGAGCTGCCGGGTGGTTCAAAATGGTGCCGCATATACGCCCCCCGGCTGGACTTTGAGTTTGATGAGCTGGTGTCAGGCGGTGTGTGGGAGCACATATACGCTGACACCAAGGGCTGGGTGGACAGGCACTCTGCCCAGCATTTGGCATACAAACTCTTTGCGGCGCTGCATGAGCAGGAGATCAGGTTATACAAAAAATGAGACTCATCGCTTTCATCGGATACCGGGGGCTGGTGCTGGGGCTGATCAGGCCACGGGCCCTGCTGCTGTTTGCGGCGCTGGTGCTGCTGGTCTGGTATCTGACCGCCAACAGGGTGTAAAATCCCGCCATGCAGATCAGCCCCCACTTCAGCTTGCAGGAGCTGTCCCGCACCGATGTCAGGCCCCTGCAAGTGCTCAATGAGCAGGCCGCTGGTGGCAGCAATCAGGTGCTGCACGCACTGCGGGCGCTGGCCATGACCATGCTGGAGCCAGTGCGCGACCACTTCAACGCCCCTGTGATTGTTCATTCCGCCTACCGCTCCCCGGCGCTCAACAAAATTGTTGGAGGCCAGCCAAGCAGTCAGCACCTGCTGGGCGAGGCTGCTGACTTTCATGTGGTTGGCGTGGGCCTTGAGGCGGTCTTTGACTGGGTGCGGCTGGACAGCGGGCTCCTGTTCGGTCAGGTGATTCTGGAGGGCAGGCCCGACTGGATTCACCTGTCACTGGGCGCACCCTTCCGCGATGGTTCAAAATGTGGGCAGGCGCTGCGTGCCACCCGGCAATCTGACGGCACCATGACATATGTGCGCGTGCTGTAAACTGACCACAGGAGACTCACCATGACTGCACCCACAATCTTGCCCGCACGCCCCAGCTCAGGCACACCCGGCATCCAATACTTTGATGGCGCGGCTGCGGCGAATGACTGGCTGGTGTGGATTGCCCCCGGTGGCAGGCCGTTTGATGCCATTGTTGTCAACCGCACGGTGGAAGACACGCTGGCGGTGGAAGTGACCACGGCATCCATTGATCAGGTCAATGATGGCACGGCTGATTACCACCCCCTCACCACCATCAGCGGTCAGGCGATTGACACCAGCAACCTCAACAATCTGCCCGTCACCGCTGCAAGATTCAGCGGCACCACTGGCGATATGCTGATGACGCTGGGCATCATTGTCAGGCTGTAATGCTCTGGCTCAAAATCGGTGGCCCCATCTTGCTGCTGCTGGCCGTGTTCCTTGGCGGGCGGCATGTGCAGGCTGTTGCAGACGCTGAAAAAATCGGCAGTCTGGAGGCCAGCATCAAGGCCGATGAGGCGGTGCTGGCTGAAGTCAAGGCGCAACAAGACGACTTCAAAAAGCAGCGTGATCTGGCGCAGGCGGCTGCGGCCAAGGTGCCCACGGTGGTCACCAACTGGATGCGCGACACCAATGCTGCTGTCATTGCACCCGGTTGTGACTCTGCCATCAACTTTCAGCGTGCGCGTGCCCCCATCCTGAGTGCGCACAGGACACAGGTGATTCAATGAGTGAATTTGATGACAAGCAGAGCGACTTCATGGCTTGGGAGTGCGCTCAGAAATGGGCTGAAGATCAGCGGGTGCCGGTGATGGTGTCTCATCGCAAGCAGGAGGTCTTCCAGTGAAGCAGAGCTACCCGTATTCAATCTACGACCTACACAGGCCACGCCGATTTAATCGGGCGAAGGCCAGAGTGCGGCGCGGCGCAAAGGCAAAAAGTCATCGCAGCGTGTTTGTTGATCAGGGCAACAGATTCATCACGGTGGACAGGCGCAACAGGCTGCGTGCGGCGCTTGGCTTTGGCCCTCAGACTGAGGCGGAGATTTTCCAGTGATCTGTGGTGGGTGTGGTAAGGAAACCAGAGACCTTCGAGCTTGGGGCAATGCTTGGTCATTGCGCTGGGCCTGTCCGGCCTGCTGGAAGGATTTTGCGGTGGTGCGATGAGGCTAACCCGCTTCCGCACCGGCAAGACTTGGCTGATGGCCACGCTGTGGCTGCTGGCCTTTGGCTGCGGCAAAAAGCCCATCACCACTGTGGGCGCGGTGGCTGCATGTGGCCCGCTGCCACCCCAAGTCATCCTGTGCATCCAGACGCTGCCTGCTGACGCACCAGACGCGGATGTGGCTCGGTGCTATGTCAACACGGTTGACCAACTCATTGGCGAGAATCAGCAACTGAGAAAGCAATTCACACCCTGCGCCAAATGAGGAGCCCTTCAATGTTCAAAGCCCTGCTGCTGTCCCTGCTGCTGACCGCCACCATGACCAAGGCTGGCACCAGCACCCTGTCCATCACCAATGGTTCAAAATCCCCCACGGTGGTCTTCATCGCGTTTGGCGCTGACTCGGCAATCACCAACTGGTCATTCTGTCCCACCACCACCCGGCTCAACTGCCAGTTCCCACTGGCCGCTGGTGCCACGCAGGCAATGCCGCTGCTGGGGCAGTATCTCAATGCCACCATCAGCTTTGGGGCCCCGGTGACCTGCAACACCACCAAGGCTGAAGTCAATCTCAACAATCCCAACTGGTATGACATCGCTGATGTCAGTCTGGTGGATGGATACTCCAACAAAATTGAAATTGACATTGGGGCCACCAAGCTGGGCCCACCCAGAGGCCCCATGGGCAATGAGCGGGTGTTTGGGCTCTACCCCATGGGCTGTGACATCTGTGTGGCGCGTCAGCGGCCACCGTGCGGCATGACACCGGGCAAGACCGGGTGCAAGGCTGGCCCAGACCAGTATCACCCCAAGGTGCCGTGCCAGTGGCAGGGCAGCGTGATGGGCGGCGGCTCTGCTGTCCAGATGTTCCTGCGCTGAGCTGGATGGTTCAAAATGCCAAGCCCCAAGCCCAACCTGCGTGACTCCCGTGCACTGCTGCGTCAGATTGAAGACGCTGAGCGGCTGGTGCGCGTGGAAGTAGGGCTCACCCATCTCACCGGCAAGATGGATGAGCACACCGCCATCAACAAGACCAACAATGAGGCCGTGCTGCGTGCGCTGGATGACCTGAGCAAAAAGCATGACGCACTGAAGTGGCGCGTGCTGGGCCTGAGCGCTGTAGTGGGCGCTGGCGTGACCGGCGTGCTGTCCAAGGGCAATGAGCTGTGGAATTTAATCACAGGAGCAAAGCAATGAAAAAAATTATGGCAATCCTCAAGGCGGTCTGGGCGTATTCGCTGGGCCACCCGTTCACATGGGATGTGGCGGCTGGGTGCAGCGCCTACCTGATGGCCACGCTGGGCTGGTTCAAGCCGTGGGCACCGGGCGCGTGCATCGGCTACCTGCTGGGGCGCATCTGGCTGCTGCGGCGGGAGATCAAGAGGCTCAACCACTGACGGTCAAGCAATGCTCAAGCAAGATTCAAGCAAAATGATGTGGGCCCGGTTGGGTGGTTGCAACCCTGTCTGCTGGAAAGCTGGCACCAGAGACTCCCAGCGGGCCCGGATAATTATGCCATGACTGCCCAGATCAGGTTCACGCACTGTCTGGACTGCCTTGAGCGCCTGTCACTGGTTGACCGGGTGAGGGGCAGCTGGAGTTGCGCCAAGTGCGACTTGAAGGCCAAGGCCCCCCCAACCCCCGGCGAATGGTTCAAAATGTGTGGGTGGGGCTCCAGTCCCGGCAACCCAAGCAGGCCGGATGGGCACTCACCGGGAGGAGTCCGATAAACCCCCCTCCTGATTTTGAACCATCCACAGGAGCAGTCAGATGACTTCACACACCACAAGACACGACCAGCTTCCATGGGGCTGGGCCCAGAAGGGCGGCTCAATCATTGAATGGCTGGCCCCCGGCAAAAACTTCTGTATCTCCACACTGGTGCTGACATGCTGCTGGGCCATCATCCAGACCATGCTGCCCCTCAAGGACAGCGCTGGCGTGATCACCCAGCTCCACCTGCCAGATGGCCTCACCGCGCTTGTCACAGTGCTGCTGGGCATCAATGCGGCACACTCTGGCTGGCAGGCCCATGTGACAAAGGGCAAGCAAGCGGCAAGCAAACCCGCAGCAAGCCCCAAGGACTGAGGCAACCCCCATGGATTGCGGCGCAAAGAGGCGGAATGGCACCCTGTGCAGGGCCCCCGCTATGCCCAATGGCCGGTGCAGAATCCACGGCGGCAAATCACCAGCGGCTGGGCCCACGCACCCCAGATGGAAAACAGGCTACTATTCCAAGGCGGTGCCCGACTACATCAGGGAGCGCATCAAGGCTGGTGACTCTGACCCACAGGTGCTGAGCCACAGGCGTGATCTGGCGCTGCTGGATGCCCGGCTGGACAAGCTGGTGGAGCGGCTGGATGAGGGCGGCAGCACCCGGCTCTGGATGCGGCTCAAGGCTGAGTGGCAGGCCATGCTTGAGGCGCGCGAGGCCCAAGACATGACCCGGCTGGCCAAGGCGCTGGACATCATCGGTGAGGTCATCAACTCTGGAGTTGATGAGGAACAGGCATGGCGTGAGCTGCGTGATGTGGTCAAAGACCGGCGTGACCAAGCCACCCATGAGCACAAGCGCACCCTTGAGCTGTCACAGGCCATCAGGCCGGATGAGCTGGGCGCAATGGCTGTGCGCATCGGCAACCTGATCAGGCGTGAAGTGACTGACCCCGCTGCCCGTGAGCGCATCGCCACCGAGCTGGAGCGCATGATGGCAACACCAGAGGCAATCAACTGATGGCCGATGACCTGCGGGTGACTTTCTTCAAAGACATTGGCCAGATTGTGACGGGCAAATCAGCGGCACTGCCAGACTGGGAGCCCACCCCCCGGCAGAGGCAGGCCATGGAGTCTGAGGCTGATGAGCTGCTGTATGGCGGCGCTGCGGGTGGTGGCAAGTCCGAGCTGCTGCTGGCCATGGGCAGGCGCAAGCACAGGCGCACGCTGGCGGTGCGGCGCACCTACGCCATGCTCAAGACCACGCTGATTGAGCGCAGCATTGAGCGCTTTGGGCAGGCGCACAAATACTTCAACCGCTCTGACCACGCATGGCGCTGGCCAGATGGGCAGGTCTTCCAGTTTGGCCATGTGCAGCATGAAGACTCCATCGGCATCTACCTGTCCACGGAATATGACCTGATAGGCTTTGATGAGGTCACCCAGTTCACGCTGGGCCAGTATCTGGGGCTCAGGCGCTCACTGCGCTCTGGCAACAACCAGCGCTGCCGGTCTGTGGCGTGCACCAACCCCGGTGGGCTGGGCAATGACTGGGTGATGGAGCGCTGGGGCGCGTGGTTGAATGAGTCCCACCCCAACCCGGCCAAGCCCGGTGAGCTGCGGTGGTATGTTCGCATCAATGACAAAGACACTGAAGTGCCGGGCCCTGAGCCTGTTGACCATGACGGTGAAGTGCTGCTGCCCCTGTCCCGCACCTACATCCCGGCACAGGTCAGTGACAACCCGCATGTGAGCAAGCTCTACCGGGCGCAACTTCAGGCGCTGTCTGAGCCCTTCAGGTCACAGCAACTTCACGGTGACTGGAAAGTGGGCCTGATTGAGGACGCATACCAAGTCATCCCCCGGCGCTGGCTGCGTGCCGCCATGGACAGGTGGAAACCCCGCACTGGTGATCTGGGCGCTGGCCAACTGGGTGTGGATGTGGCTGCTGGCGGGCGTGACCAGACGGTGGTGGCGCGGCGGCACGGCAACTGGTTTGATGAGCTGGACAAGACCCCGGGCGCACAGACCCCCACTGGCAAAGACTGCCTCAAGCAATTCCTGCCATGGCTGGCCAAGGGATTCAACGCCAATGTTGATGCCATCGGCGTGGGCCTTGCAACGCTGGAGGCCGCAGACGCGGCTGGCGTGCGCAGTCTGGTGCACGGCATCACATTCAGTGAGGGCACTGATGAGACCGACATGAGCGGCAGCATGGGCTTTGGCAACATCAGGGCGCTGGCATACTGGCGCTTCAGGGAGCTGCTTGACCCAGACCGTGAGCTGGCTGACGGTGAGGAGCCCCCAGAGATTCCACCTGACCCTGAGCTATTCACAGACCTGACTTCACCCAAGTTTGAGGCGCGTGGTGGGCGCATCTTCATTGAGTCCAAGGCTGACATCCACAAGCGCATTGGCCGGTCACCTGACTCTGGTGATGCCGTGGTGCTGACCTGCGTGCCCGCGCTCAATGACTTTGACCCGGCGCTCTATGCTAAAATTCTGCGTGAAGCAGCACACAAAACTGGAGCCCCAAATGACCCTGCGTGACTCAGCCATCTCATTGCTTGACCGGGCGCGTCTGCTGCTGGCCCGCCACCCAGAGCAGCGCACCGCACCCACTGAGACTTCCAAGCAGTTTGACGGCGACCAGATGCCGGGCCCCGGCAGGCCCGTGGTGATGCCTGACACGGCGGCTGAAAATCCCCGCCTATTTGATTATGAATACAATCTCAACGCCAACTTCCAACCCCGCACCGAGTTCAACTATCTGCCCACTTTCTTCCATCTCCATGCTTTCTTCAATCTCAATGATGAGGCCCGCATTGCCTCCAACCAGTTCATTGAAGACATCCTTGCCACGCCATATGAGCTGGTGATTGAGGATGAGCACAAGGGCAGCTATGACCAGATCAAGCTGGACAAATTCCGCAGGCTGATGGATGTCCCTGACCCCACTGTGGGCTGGGGCTGGCGGCAGTGGATGCGTGCCCAGTTGCGTGAGATGGTGGTGACCGATGCCACCAGCGTGTTCCCGCTTTTCAGCAAGGGCGGTGACTTCATCGCGTGGCAGCTCATTGACGGGCAGACCATCAAGCCCATCATCGGCATCAAGGGCGGCAGGCCAATGCCCCCTGATGTGGCCTACATCCAATACATCCACGGCAGGCCATACGCGGCGCTGGCGCAGAGTGAGCTGGTGTATTACCCATTCAGGCCGCGTGTCTGGTGCAGCTATGGTGAAAGCAGGGTGGAGGAGATTCTGTCCACCATGGCGCGGCTCAGCTCCACCAACGCATATGAGCAGCTGTGGTTCAGCGAGGGCAATATCCCTGAGTCTGTGGCGCTGATGGATACCGATTATGTCAAGGGCAAAAAAGAGGAACAGATTGCCCAGTATCAGATCATGTTGGATGAGATCACCGGCATGACCGCAGCGCGGCGGCGCATCTTCCAGATGCCCCCCGGCATCAAGGATGTCAAGCCGGTCAAGTCCTACTCATTCAACCGTGAGCTGCCTGAGTGGCTGGTGCGCCTGCTGTGCGTGCAGTTCGGCGTGCCCCCGTCACTCTTTGTCACCGAGACAAACCGGGCCACCGCAGAGGAGCTGTCCATCCTTGCCAACAAAAATTTCAGGGGCACGCTCACTGCCATTGAGGGCATGTGGAAGGAATTGCTGCGTGCGGCTGGTGCGCCTGAGTTCAAGATGGTCTTCCGTCAGCCCCGTGATTATTCAGAGAAAGCCACCAAGGGCGTGCTGCTGCTGTGCACCACCGCAACTCCAGACGGCAAGGCGCTGATGAGCTGGGAGGAGGGGCGCAAAGAGCTAGGCATTGAGACTGAGGAGGAGGGTGAGCCAGAGGCCGATGACACCACCCCCGGCAAGGTCGCTGATGCCCAGATCATTCCCGGTGTTGCGGCCAAGCCTGCCGGTGCCGCTGGAATGGTTCAAAATCAACGCCCGGACAAACAGCTCAAGATGGCCCCGGCTGGTGCCCCGCTGGCGCTGCCCTCTGCCGCAAATCGCAAGACCATCGCGCTCAAGTCAGTCAGCGCCAAGTCCAGAGTTGCGGCCAAGATGATCAAGGGAGTCCAGCCCATGCTCCAGCGTGAGCGGGCCCGCGTGATCAAAGAGGCTGTGGAGCAGGCCCAGCGCAGGGGCCTCAAGGTGACTGGTGCACACTGATCAGCTCACTGCGGCGCTTGAGGCATGGGAGAAAGTCCCCGGCCTGTCCAGCACCGTGCAAGGGCCACATGACCCGGTGAAGCGCACGGCGTTCAACTGCATCCTGTGTGATCAGCCGCAGAATAATTGCACCGCTCACTTCCGTGGCGCTGGCCCGTATTGTGAGCCATGCTTCTATGCACTCATCAGGCACGCGGTGAGCTGATGCCCGCTGACCTGCTGCTGGAGCAGTATTACTATGATGCCATCAGGGAGGGCATGGACTTTGCTGATGAGATGAGCGGTGAAGTGCCCATGGCAGAGCTGCCAGAGGATGTTGAGCAATCGCTGCGGCGCACTGCCAGATTGCAGGCCAAGCAGTTGCAGGACATGACCATCAGTTCCCCAGAGGCCCGGTCAAAGGTGGCTGAGCTGGTCAATGAGTGGATGGCCATGGCCGGTGACACACGCAAGGTCAGTGACTTGCAGGAGCTGCTGTTCCCTGAGTTTGGCGCGATGCGTGCGCTGCGCATTGCCCGCACCGAGACAGCCAACCTGATGAACAGCTCCATAGCGGCCAAGCTGGGCAGCAATGGCTGGGACAAAATCCGCTGGATGGCGGCACTGGATGCCTGTGATGAGTGCCTCGAGCTGGACGGTGAGATCATGGACATCAGTGACTTCATGGACAATCCCGTGCAGCACCCCAACTGCCGCTGCTACCCTGAAGCATATGAGGGCGATGAGGAGGCCGGTGAGGGTGACCCAGACGGGCTCGAGTCCGATGTGGGCAGTGATCTGGAGGATGACTTTGGTGATGACACTGAGTGACCACCCATCCACCCGCCTGATGCCTGATGCCGTCAGCCGGTTCACCGGCCCCGCGCCCCGGCCCAGCCCAGATGAGAATTGTGGCTCCTGTCCAGCAACTCTGTCAAGACGCAAGATGCAGGGGGTGGTGACCAATGCCACTACCTGTAGTGGCACTACCGGTAGTGGTGCGCGTGCCGATGCCACTACAGGTAGTGGTGCTCTGATGATCATGCTATGATTTCCCCCGACATGCGCATCACTCTGATTGCCTGCCCGTCAGGCAAGATCACAAAGTCCACCCCGCATGACGGGGCCCCGACAATTCGCCTGCATGTCAGCGGCACCCAGCGTGATCAGGTTGGTGACCGGATTGCTGATGACTTGCTTGACTCAATGCTTGAGCAGGCCCGCTCTGGCAAGGTGATGCTGCTGGAAAATCATCACAGCTCATTCCCCATGGGCAACTCATTTGACGGCGAAATTGTCAGCACACCCGCAGGGCGTGAGCTGTATGTGGACTTCTGGCTGGACACCCAGCACCCGCTGACAGGCATGGTCATCAGCCAAGTTGGCAAGGGCTATGAGGCCCAGTGCTCCATTGGGCTCAATCAAAAGCCTGTGACAGAGCTGCGCTATGACCCGCAGGCTGGCGGTGCCACACGCTACTTGCTCAGCGGCAACTTCGAGCATGTGGCGTTCACCCGCCCCATGGATGCCGCATATGCCCCCAGTGAAGTTGGCAAGATTCAGCACGCAGTGGCCAAGTCCCTGAGCGCTGCCGTGGCCAGCTTTGGCATCTTCAAAAATGTTGGCGGGGCCATGCTCATCCCCAGAGTTGCGCAGGTGGTCAAGGGCGGCGCAGCCGGGGCCATCTCATCACCCCCCAAGCCGGTCACCAAGTCCCTTGTCCCCCAGCATGTGGGAATGGTTCAAAATCAAGGCCAGATGGTCTTCAAGTCCCTTGTCCCTGAAGTTGCGATTGAGCACGGCGGCGCTGGCTCAGGCCGCTACCCACCCGGCTCAGGCGGCAGGCCCGGCAGATCAGCGGCGCGGCGTGCCAAGCGCGATGCAGAGGCTGGGAAGACCCCCAAGCCACCGGCACCAACTCCAGCCCCAACTCCCGCCCCAGCGCCCCCACCGGCACCGCCACCGCCCCCAGAGCCTACTCCTGCGCCATCACCACCTGTCAACGCACCGGCCCCCGGCACGCGGGAGCCATCAATCATCCCCGGTGGTGTCAGCAGCCCAGTGCCAGCAGGACTGGGGCCCGCAGACCCTGCTGGTGGCTCACTGCCCAGCAAGCAGCCCACCCAAGAGCATCTGGACGCTGCCCACAAGCTGACAGAGAATGTGGCCCCGCATGTCCGTGCTGATGCAGACCGGGCCATCGCCACCGCCATGGCCAACGGTGACCCAATTCCCCCCGGTGGATTCAGCTCAGGCAAGATGCCGCGTGGCTTTGGCAAAGCTGCTCAGGCGCACTTTCACCAGAAGATGGGCCCAGACAGTCACATTGTTGCCAACGGCAAGTATGGCCCACGGGCGTATATTGCCGAAAGGGATAAGGCGCTGGCCTCTGGATTCTGGGCACAGGGCAACCCGATGGCGCATGAGCTGGGCCATGAGGCACACTGGCGGGCTGACCCGCAGGGCTGGAGGGGCATGGGCAGGCAGCGCATCACACCAGAGGAGAAGGAACACATCGCCCGGCATGTCAGTTGGTATGCCACCAGCGATGGCCATGAGTTTGTGGCTGAAACCATTGGCGGCATCCGCTCTGGCAAGGTGTATGATTCCCATGTGATGAAAATTTTTCACCGCGTGACCAACGGCACATTCAAGGGGCGCTTTTAAGAGACACACATGACCACCTACGCTGAATCTGAATTCAACCAAGCTGAAGTTGACAGCCCGGAAATGCGGGAGGCTCAGGGCAAGGGCCCCGTTGACCCCGCCGCTGGCTGGGGCATTGAGCCCGGCAAGCCCCCCGCTGGCGAGGGTTCAAAATCCTTGATTCCCAGCGTGGCCAAGGGTGGCAAGGGCTCTGGCCGATATGCGGCAGGCAGTGGTGCTCACCCCAGCGGCGGCTCTGGGCACCATGATGAGGGCCCGCAGGTTGGCCGCACCAGTGAGCACGCCACCGCTGGTGACTTCAAAAACTGGGAGGAGAGGGCGCACCAGATGTCAGATGAGGCCCTGCGCAGCTCCATCACAGATGCACGCAATGCAGCCCGCTCTGCCGACACCATCCCCGGCAATGGGGCCTATGCTGGCCGCAAAGCTGATGAGGCATCAACTTATCAGCAAGAGCTGACGCGGCGGCAATCCGGCAAGGACACTGCGGCAACCGGGCGCAGGGATGCAGCGGCCAAGCATGAGAGTGCGGGCGCGGCAACCAACGCAGCGCGGACGGCATCTGAAAAAGCTAACGCGGCAACAACCGCTGCAAGAAATTCATCAAACAGGGATGACCAGAAGCGGCTCAGCGCTGAGGCATACAACCAACACATGAACGCAGAGAAGGCGCACCGTGAGGCCGCACACTCCAACTTTGACAACATCCGTGGCGGCAAGGGTGAATCTCAGGGACGGGCACACCATCAGGCGGCAGAATCACACCGCACCGCAGCGCAGGCACACTATCGTGACGCATTTCACAAAAAATAATCACCAACCACAGGCCACAGGCCATCAGGAGCAACCACATGAATGCAAACAGAGAATCCCATGACAAGGCACGCAGTGAGATGAAGGCAAAATATGCCTCCAGCTCCTACCATGCCGGTGACTCATCCCAGATGGCCAAGGCCGCGCTGGAGCATTGCAAGGCCATCAAGGACATTGGCGGCGCAGGCACCGAGGAGAAAGCGGCACCTGAAGATCAGGCGGCAATCTTGGCTGATGTGCTGGCTGAAGTTGAGCTGCTGGAGCAGGTGCTGGCTGAGCATGTCGCTGACACCGCCACTGGCGCGGCTGTCCACGCTGAGCCTGACGGTGATGAGGCCCCCGCTGTCCCGCCCCCGGCTGACAAAGGGCTGGGCCAAGAGTCACCGCTCAATCCCAGCGAGGCCGTCAAGCCTGCTGGCCCTCCCGCTGAAAAGGCGCTTGGGCCGCCCCCTGTTGGCCCCCCCATTGGCGGCGGTGGCCCCGGTGGGATTGCCTCACCCCCTGCCGCTGGCGGCGGAGGTGAAGCTGCTGGTGCTGGTGGCGGCGGCGCAGCCGGTGTTGGCGTGGCCCCCGGTGGCGGCAACAACCTGCATGAGCAGGCCGCTGCTGAGCACAAGGCCATGGCTGAGGAGCACGCTGAGGGCTCCGCTGAAAAAGCGTATCACCTGAAAGCGGCGGCGCTCCATGAGGGCGTGGCCAAAGAGGGTGACAGCGTGGAGATGACCAAGACCGCCCCCGCTGACGGCACTGCGGTGAAGACCGCCCCGGCTGATGGCACCAGCGTCACCAAAGAGGGTGACAACATTGAAATGACCAAGGCTCTGGCAGAGGCCAACAAAATCATCAAGTCAATGGAGACAAGACTGGCAAAGGTGGAAGCGCAGCCCGACTACGCCAACGCCCCCGCACGGTTCATGTCAGCCATGACTGATGGACTTGAAGACCCCGACCAGATCATCAAAAACATGCAGCCGCGTGACCGCGATGCAGTCAGCCGCAGCGTGCTGTCATCTGCGTTTGAGGGCATCATTGGCAAGGCCATGGGCAAGCGGCGCTGATTCAAAAAACAACGGCAACCCACTGAAATTTGATCATCAACACACCGGAGAATCACCATGAGCAGAGGCGCACTTTTGCGCGATGTTGCCCAGATTCAGGACTTTGACACGCTGCTGAAAAATGCAGGAGCGCGTGGCAATCCTGATCTGGTCAAAGGCGCACTCACCAACGCGATCACCAAGTCACTGGACACCAGCGGCACCACCACGCTGTCCAGCAACTTGGAGGAAATTAATCTTGACACGCTGGTCAAGCATGTCTATCCCATCCAGACCCCCGCACTCAACATGGGCCTGATCGGGATGACTGGCGGGCAGGTTGGTGACAGCCGGAAATACCGCGCCATCACCGACATCAACGCCACCAACCTTGACGGCATTGCGCTGGAGGCCAGCGACACCCAGACTGGCCGTGGCGCAACCTTCAGCACCACCACCCTCAGCCGGGAAAAATTCTTCAGCAAGATCATGAATGAGAAGAAAGTCTCCCGTGAGCTGGCTCAGTTGTCGGGGGCTCTGCGTGCTTACGCACAGCAGACCATCGCCAGCATCGCGGAGCACAAAATCTTGCAGGAGCAGCACTTCCTGTTCTCCCGCAGGGGCACCATTGCCAACCCCAGCGGCATTGTGGCCACCCCGTCAGCATCAGGCGGCACCCTCGCCACCGGCACCTATGATGTCAAGGTGTCAGCCCTCAACTACTGGGGCCAGCGGCGCTTTGCTGCGGCTCAGGCTGTGGGTGATCTGCCGGTGCTTGCTGCCGGTGCCCGCCCCTCTGAAACCATCGCCACCGTCTCTGCTGGTGTGGCGGTTGTTGGCCCCACTGGCTCCATCGCAATCTCTTGGGGCAATGTGGCCTCTGCGTGGGGCTACGCCATCTATCTCAATGACGGCGTGAGTGACTTTCTGGTGGGGCTGGCGTTTGCGCCTGCGTTCACCGCCACCAACCTGCTGTTCAACGGCTTCACCATCTCTGCCGCACCGCTGGCCCCCACCGTCAATGCCAGCCAGTTTGGCTCCAGCGGCAAGACCGTGGGCTATGACGGGCTTGAGTCCCAGATTGCGCTTGACCCGGAAGTGCCGGGCTATGTGCTGGCCCTCAACGCCACCCCGCTGACCACCACCACGGGTGGCTCTGGCATCTCTCAGATTGAGAATGTGCTGGAGTTCCTGTTCCGCGTGCGCGGTGTCTCACCCAAGTGCGTGTTTGTCAACTCGCAGGACTGGCAGAGCATCAGTGCCCTGCTGACCACCAGCACTGCCCAAAACTACCGTGTCAATGTGGATGCGGGCGCTGGTGCCCGCGTGGCCGCTGGCGTGGTTGTGGAGCAGATCAAAAACCAGTATTCCCGCGATGTGCTGGATGTGGTCATCCACCCGCTCCAGCCCAAGGGCAAGATGATCTTCTACACCGCAGACCTGCCCTACGAAAACAACAACACCGGCACCAACCTGACCCACTTTTTCAATGAGCAAGCGCGGCAGGTGTTCTTCGCCAAGACCGAGGATGTGGCTGAGCCCGGCCCGTGGGGCATCAGCTCCATTGGTGCCACCATCCTGACTTGGCCCCGTGCGTGCGCGGAGATTGTCGGATTCACCACCTGAGTCTGGGTGCACCCCACTGGGGCAGGATTCCACGCACCTGCCCCAGTCCCGCCAAATGGTTCAAAATCACAGGACACCACACATGAAGCAACACCTGATCAGACCACCCAGCCACATCACCAGCATCAATGTTGGGATGGAGGGCGTGATCTTCACTGATGGCCAGCCGGAATGGGTGAGCACTCCAGTGGCCATTGCCCTCCTGCACCGTGGGGCCAGCAATGAGGGTGAGCGCGACATCCTCGACCCGGCACCCCAGATGGTTCAAAATCCAGACCCGGCGATGGACTCTGCCAGCACCCCAGAGCCTGAGCCCGCCCCGGCGATGGTTCAAAATGAGCCCCGTGGGGTGGCGGGCCTGTTCCAGCACTCAAAGAAAAATAAAAAGCAGCGCTGATGCCCCCCTCAATCACTGGCCCCACCAACCCACCACCCGGCAGGACTGGGATGGATTATGCCCCTGCGGGAGTCCAGTATTCGGTGGCCCCGGTGCGCGTGTTTACCCTTGACCCAGACATCACCCCGCCCCCGGCTGGACTTGTCATTGACCCTGTGACTGGGAAACTCAGTGGAGTCATCACTGCGGCGTGTGGCACCTACTCTTTTTCGGTCACCGCAACCCCAGTGGCCGGGCCCATCTCGGTGCTGCTGGTCACCATGTTTATCTCATCGCTGCCCAATGCACTTGACCTGATGAAGCGCCTGCCCTATGACCAGCTCAAGGCCTGCACGGTGGACTACCTTAACTCAGTGGCAGACTCATCCCTGCGATTTATTTCAGAGTGGACGGGGTGCCCCATTGAGCCCGGCACCTGTGGCGTGCCGCAGTTCACTGATGAAGTGCTGGCAACAAAATCTTTTACCAAGCGCATCATGCCACGGCACCACCCAGTGCAGTCCATCATCAGCGCCACCAACAACACCACCGCGCTGACCGTGGGCTCCATGAAGGATGTCCAACTGGGCAACGCCAACATTGCCATCATGCCGGATGGTGACTCCCTCTGGCTGGACAGCATCCCCTGGCGTGACGGATATGGCTCATATTTTCTGACCTACACCGCAGGCTTTGCGGTGCTGCCCAGTGACCTGTTTGAAGTCTTTGTGTATCTCAGCGGCTTGCTGTTCCGTGAGCGTGACCGCATTGGACTTGAGACTCTGGGCGTGGGTGAGTCCAACACAAAATATTTCCGTGACCTGCCGTGGCCCCAGCAGACCGCCATCAACAACCGGCGCAGGGTGGGCCTGTATGTTTAAGGCCACCTTCAGATTCCCCACGGGCTACTCTGAAACCATGTCAGCCAAGGCCAAGGCGGCGGCGCAGATGGCCGTCAGGCGCGGGGTGGACTTGGCCCTCAACGGACTGCGTGCGGCATCCCACAGGGGCCCCCTGTTCGCTCGGACGGGCAATCTGGCGCGGTCATGGCAGCAGACTGCCACCAAGATCACCCCAGATGGCGTGTCTGCCGGGATTGTCTCCTCCGCCCCATACTGGCGCATCCATGAATATGGCGGCAAAATTGTGCCCGTCAAGGCCAAGGCGCTCACCATCCCCATCCTTGACAATCTCACCGGCAAGGCCAAGGTGGCCCGGTATGCCTCAGTGGCCATGCTCAAGGCTGAGTTTGGGGCCAAGAAAGTCTTTGTGTTCAAGTCCCACGCGGGCAACAAAATCATTGGCGTGCGTGACACCAAAAAGGGCCTCAAGGCTTTCTTCGTGCTCAAGCAGGAGGTGACCATCAAGGCCACCCACTACATCAGGAATGTGGCGCAGGATGTCCAGCCCAAGGTCAAAAAATACTTGCTCAGGGAGCTGATCAGTGCCTTCAAGAATTGATTACATGGGGGCCATCCGGCAGTGGCTCAAAGACAACGGGATTGCCACCGTGCGCTTTGGCTGGATTGACCCCACCCGTGAGGCGCTGGGAAATTGTGAATTTCCAGTGGCCGCAATCATTCCTGATGGCGGCTCACTCAAGGCGCTGGACACCGGGCCCCAGACCATTGAGGAGGGTGAGACAATCAAAATCCTCCTGTGGGTGCTGCCCAGCGACAGCGCATTTGATGACCAGTTTGGCGGATTCAAGGCGCTCTGGGCGCTGCGTGACAAGCTGCTGACCGCCCAGAGCGGCGTGGCCGCGCTCCAGACCGCCACTGGCACAGCCGCTCCAAATTCGCCATACTTGTCAGCGCAGGTTGATCTGTCCGTGTCCCGCTGGGAAGATTTCTGGTGGTCACTTGACGGCGCAGGTTATCCGGGCGGCGAATTGTCATTCAAACTCACCAACTCACTCGGGCCAACAACTTTACCCGCCGCGTGAGCGGCACAGGAGAATCACCATGGCTTTTGTATTGCAAGACTTCCCGGCGTGGACATCAGAAGACACACAACAGGTCATTGGCCCGGTCAAGCTTTTCCGTGCCCCATATGTGACGCTGGGGGGCAATGTTTCCCCTGCGTCATCTTTCATCTCCATGGGCATCCTGTCCAATGACGGCATTGAGTTTGATCACAAGGTGACCTATGCGCTCAGTGAAGTGCAGCAGCTCACCTATGCGCTCAGCGCCGCGCTGACCAAGCAGGAGCTGGACATCAAGTTCACCATCCATCATCTGCGTCAGGACATGATGGGTCTTTTCTTGGGCCTGCCCAATGACCCGTATGACCTGCCTGATTCGGCCACCGGGCGCGTGTCATTCGGTGAGCCCTTTGATGTCACCAGCGCCACCGATGCCCCTCTGGTGGAGGCCAATTACGGCGCATGGGCTTTCCAGTTCCCCAGCCCCGGCCTCAACTTCAACACCGTGCCCAAGGCCGGATATGCCTTCTTCCGCGCCTACAAAGCGGCCATCACCACGCATGGGCCCATCAAGTTCACCAAGACGGGATACGCCACCATGCAGTGCACACTCAAGTGCTTTGCTGACATGAGCGTGGCTGGGGCCAACCGCATTGGCACCATGGAAACCATTGTCCCTTAACGGTGCGCAATGGTTCAAAATCCGCAGGCCGCACCAGTGCCCAAGGCTGGTGCGGCTCCCCCCGGCTACAACTGGCGGCACGAAAAGATCAGGCTGAAAGTTGGCAAAAACTTCTACACCATGCGCACCCTGTCTCTGATGGATGCGGTGGAAGTTGAGCCACTTCTGGGCCCGCTCAAGGTGGCGCTGGCTGACGGCTCAAAGCCCTACACCTACGCGAAGCTGATCATGGAGCTGGCCAAGGCGCTGTGCCCCATGATCTTGATGCACCCGGATGACATCGCGGCTGTGGATGCGCAGACCATCGCAGCCATCATTGACTTTTACGGGCAACAGGACTGGGAGCGCGTGAAGCTGGTGCGTGAGCTGCGCAATGACCCCGGTGATGAGGCTGAAGACGCACCGGGCCCCGGTGGTGAGCGCACGGTCTTCTACGCGGTGGCAGCGGCGTGTGCTGAGCGCTCCCACATGAGTGTCATGGAGTTCCTTGACCAGCGGCTGGAATTCTGCATGGATGCCCTGCTGGCGCTGCATGATGAATACAGACGGCTCAAGGGCGCTGGCAAAATGCCGCACGGCAGCTTTGTGCAGGCCATGACATCCATGATGGGCGGCGCAAAGCAATACACCCATGACACCGCACCAGACTGGATGAAGGACTTGGCCGACATCGCTGACAAAGAGCGGGAGCAGGGATAACACCATGGCCGATGAGGAGAAAGTTGCACTACTGATTGAGGCGCTTCTCTCCAATGAAAGCGTCAAAAAGTTTGTAGATGACGCAAAGAAAGCCGGTGAGGATGCTGCCAAGGGTCTGGGTGATGGTTCAAAAAAGGGTGGCGGTGAGCCCTTCAAAGAGCAGAGTGCGGCACTGGGTGACCTGAAGGGCCAGATCACCGGCATGATCACGCAATACATTGCGCTGAGCGCTGCCATCAGCTATGTTGGGGATTCATTCCACAAGGCCCTGCAAGAGCAGAAGACCAACTCCCAGATCATTGGCAACATGCAGGCGCTCACCAGCGCCACACTGGAGCAGGCTGAGGCCACTGTCAAAATGCTTGACGCGGCTGAGCTGGCCAGCGGCATTGACAAAGACCGGCTGGCCCCGGCGCTCAATGAGCTGGCCGCATCCACCGAGAATCTGGAGCAGGCTCAAGAGGGCGTGCGCATCTCTGCGGGCGCTGCCGCACGCGGGCTGGGCACGCTGGAGGGCAATGCCCGCATCTTGGCCATGGCGCTTGAGACTGGCGTGATTCCCAAAAAGCAGGCATTTGGGAAAGTGCTCCTCAACCTGAAGGAAAAGACGGGCTCGCTGGATGGTGCCATCAAGGAATTGAACACCCGCTATGGTGATGCGGGGCAGGCGGTTGACACCGCTGCCATGCAGGTTGAGCGCAGCAAAATCCAGTGGGACAACGCCAAGGAGGCCATTGGCGGGATGGTGCAGGGCATTGTGATGACCCTGATGCCCGCGCTCAAGTGGGTGGCCATGGCCATTGCTGGCGTGGTGGGCGTGCTCAAACTGCTGGGCAGTGGGTTCATGGCAGAGATGAAAGCCATCAAGCTGTTTGGTGAAGTGGCCACCATGGTCTTCACTGGCCAATTTGCAGAGGCTGGCAAGCACGCACAGAAGGGCATGGAGGAAATTAAAGACAGCTTCATGGCTGATCTGGAGGCTGTGGGTGATTCCATTGATGCCGTCAGCAATTCGTTTGACAAGATGACCGGCAAGATGGGCGGTGCAGCGGCTGACAAATTCAAGCCGGGCCATGGCAAAAAAGAAAAAGGTGATGATGACAAGGTTAAAGTCAATCTGGGCTCCGCTGACATGGGCATCGAGAATGGCAAGAGCTGGGCTGATGAGGAGCTAAAGAAAAATGAGGCGGTGCTGGAGTCCAAGCGGATAATGATGGAGTATATGTCCAAGAGTGAGGAGGATTACAACAAAGAGCTGCTGAAAATCCTTGATGCCCGGATTCTCCTCTACGCTGACAATGATGATGAGCGCTACAAGCTGTTGCTGCAAAAAAAACAGCTTGAGAAAAAGATGGAGGATGACGCTGACAAGGCCAAGGCCAAGGCCATCATCAGCGCCGACTCAGCAATCAAAAATAAAGACATCGCACGGCTCAAAGAGTTGAAAGCGGGCTATGCGGCTGACTTAAAAAACTTTAAGGGCTCCATCAAAGAGAAGGAAAAGCTACTCAAAGAGCTGGGCAAGGTTGAGGCGGCGCTGGCCAAAGCGTCAAAAAAATCCAACCGCGAGGGCGCGGCTGATGCCATCAATGTTGCGGCGGGGATGTTCAAGGAAAACAAAGAGCTGGCCATTGCTGCTGCCATAATGAATACCTATGAGGGCGCTGCGCGGGCCTTTGCAGACTACCAATTTCCCATGTCGGCAGTCATCGCGGCGCTGACTGTCGCTGGCGGCTTGATGCAGGTTAAAGAGATTCAATCTCAAGACCCCAGCAAGGGCTCAGGCTTTGATGACCCGCAAAATGATCTGGCGGCTGAAATTGGTGGCGCACGCTGGGCCAAAGACTTCACCAAAAAATTCGGCTCCCGCGCCATGAAGGGAATGGAGGATGAGCTGGGCGGTGGTGGTGGCACCACTAATAACTACCATCAGTATCAGCCCGGCCAGACGGTGCGCACCACCAATGTGAATGTTGGCGCGGTGCCGCTGGTGGACACCGGCAAAGACCAGATGATGCGCGAGCTGGCCAGCGGCATCAGGACATACATCAACCTTGATGGTGAGCGGGATGTCAGGTGAGTGAGTTCCGCGTATTTTTCAGGCCCAACTGGCTCCCTGAGCTGGCCCCCGGCCTCTATGACCTGACAGACCGGCTGATGGTTGAGGCGGTGCCCCAGATCAAGCAGGCCATCCAGCGGCGTGAGACTCCCAACATTCTGGTGTATGGCGACTTCATGCTCACATTCCAGAATTATGACAGGCGACTGGATGAGCTGTTTGATCTGGACAAAATCCAAGGCACTGACCCCACCAACCTGCGGGCCCCGCTGCTGCACTATGGATTTTTCTACATTGCTGACCGTGAGTTTGGGCAGACCAACTACCGCAACGCCATTGGCTTTGTTGACCCGCGCTCAGTGCGCATTGACAATGACAATGGTGTCATTGGCGTGACTGTTTACTCACCGGCCAAAATGATGGAGCGCGGCAACGCAGAGCGCGTGCACAGATTCTCCAACATCTCAGCACCCAAGCCCTACCTGCTGCTGGGCTATGACTTAACGACACCAGCAGCAAGACCGGCGCATGTCGGCACCGGCGCTGTGTTCATCGCCAATCTGTCACAGACGCTAAATGGCAACTTCACCCTGTTTACACAGGAGCTGGTGCCGGGAAACACCATCAAAATCGGAGCAGACTCAGCCACCATCGCCGGTGTCACCAGTGATGGCGCGGCTCAGATCACAGCTCCGTGGGGTGGCCCCACCTATACATTTCCCGGTGTGGGCTATACAATCTCTGGACAGGACAGCAAGGCATTTTTGCTTCACAACACAACGGCAATCCCGCTGGCATCCACCCTGCCGATTCTCCCCGATGATAAGTTTGTTGCGGTGGAGCGCGTGGCCCCGGCAGCTTTCTTTGAGGAGATGGACTTAACCACCATCAGCCAAGATGATCTGGTGGTTGAGAGCGTGTTGCCACAGGGCAATGACCTGATCATCTTGGTCACAGTCAGGCCCTCTGATCTGACCCTGCTTGCTGGCGCAGCTACGCTGCAACACATGAATCCGTGGTATCACTACAGGAGGGCTGATGAGCTGTTGAGCCTGCTGGTGGCTGAAACAAACTCCGCACTGGCGGCTGCGGGCTATCCCGATGCGCTCCAGCTTGTGCAGGATATTTACAGTGGGCTGCTGGGCAACTCCGCGCTGGACTTGATCGATGACTTCAATCTTCCGTTGACTTTTACGCCACCCGCTCTGTCAACAGGGATTGCTTGGGCGGCTGATGGAGCAGCCCGTGCGCTGCTGCATGGTGGAGGGTATTCTGGATACAACAAGCCGGACTTCCTGCAAGACCCTGCTGTGACAGACCGGCCATTCAGCAACTCACTTTTCCTTGCCATCCCCCCCGTTGTCGTTGGCCCCGGAGCAATCGGCGGCGGCGCGACTGCTTACTCCATTCCCGGCCCGTTTCCATATAAATTTCCCAACCCAGCCCCTGCGCTGGCTGGGTTAATTCCCCCACCGGACAAGGCACAGATGCCCTCCATCTTCCAAGAGATTCATTATGTTGGCCCCGGCCTTGTGCAACTGGTTGGGGTTGGTGCCGGGGGTGGTGGGAAGATTGAGTCACTGATGTCCGTGATTCCGTCATCCTACGGGCTGGGCGCGACAAAATACGCCTATGTGCTGGACACCTATGACATTGTATCTGGCGCTGCAATCGCTTCAGGGAGCCCCGGATTCCCTGACTTTGCCCTTGCCACCCGGCAGGGATTCAAGCTGTCCCTGCTTCAGACGACAGACTTGGGCATGTCATGGGGCACAAAGCCATTGACGACACAATACATTGATATTGACCCCCAGCTCTACAGTGAAGCTGACTTCAACGATGGCTCCCCTGTCTTTGACCCATTCGCGCAGGGCAGCTTCCATCAGTTCCCCGTGGCGGGTGGATTCCTGTATATCATCACGGACGGCGGGCGGCAAAAGCCTATGTGGCGCTTCAATGCATCCGATGTTGAAGACCCAGCAACCCTTGGGCCCGCTCTGGTGCAATTTCAAGATGGGACTGACTACGCTACCAACGCGGGCAACCGCTCTGGGGCTGTCTTTGACGGCACTAATGTCTTCTACTTTGAAGATCAGGCTGCAAGCAAGACAGACTACCCACAGATTGCCAGCATGGGCGCGGGCTCCAACACCATCACCGGCGCGGGATTCCTTAAAAACATCAAGCCCGGTGACAAAATCTTTTTTGCCTATCATGCACCGCTGCTGCCCGATACATTCACTGTGGCATCCGTCAACAGCGATGTAAACATCACCACTGTTGAAACCAACACAGGCGGTATAATTTCGGAATATTTCCAAATCATCAAGCCGGAAGGCCAAGTGCGCCTGTGGTATTGGAATGGCGCAACCATGAAGCGCGGCACGCTGGTGGGATTCCCAAATCTCGCCAAGGCGGACTTCAGCCATGCGTTCATTGACAAATCCCGCAACAGGCTCTACATCGTCAACGGCGGGGTGCTATATCGCATCACGCTGTCTTGGAACGCTGGCGCTGGCACGCTGACCGCAGTGCAGGCATTCAACACCGTCATTGACCAGCCCAGCTTCAACGCCAATGAAGATAATCTGCCGCTGCTGTCTCAAAATCAGGTGCCGCCTGTCATTAAGCGGGTGGCCCCAATGGCATGGCTCACTGGCCCCATTGACATCCCCATGGGCGCGGCTGGCCGCACCGTGCCCTACCCCACCGGCACTGATTCAATTCTGGTGGGCACCGTCACTGAGGATTATGTGTTCAGTGACCGCTTTGGCGGCGTGATCAAGGTGGCTGACTTTGACGGGCTGAGCTGTTCCACCGCCATGACCCAACTGGCCCAGATTCCGCACCAGATTGCCACCAGCGGGCCAGATCAGGACATGACCACCAGCCCTGAGACATACCAACCCAAGCCCACCATCTTCATCAGGTCAAGGGTGCCGACAGGTGACCCAACTTTTGACCTGCGTGAGTTTGCGATGACCGCCAACTCGGCACCATGGATTGTCACCTATGGCTCCATCTCTGTTGAAAATGAAACCTTGCTTGACGCACAGGATGCCCCGCTCTACCCCCCGGTCAAAAATGATCAGCGCTTTTTTTTCAACGGCGTGCTCTATCAGGTAGTCAGCCTGAGATACGCTGGCGTGGGCCAGCTTGCAATCAAAAATCCCTTTGTGTTCACCCGCTCCATGATGAAGCTCATCGCAAACTTGGCCGCGTATGAGTTCCTGATTCCGCGCCCATCAGCCCGCATCAAGGTGCGTGACCCCTTCAGCGTTTACAACAACCAGCCCCTCAAGGTGCTGGACATTGTGACCTATTTGGCGCGGGGCATTGACGCATACGCGGGCCCAGTGTCAGCCACAGGGCGCATCCTGTCGGTCAACTATTCGCTCAAAGATGATACCATTGACTTGGAGATTGCATGACTTTTGTGGCTTTTCACGGTGCCCTGCGCATCAACACCAACCCGCTCAACCCAAATTTGGGCGTGCTGGACACCATCAACTTGGCCCTTGACCACCCGGCCAATGTTGGTGGCCTGCGGCCATTTGAGTGGATTAGGATTGTCCACCACCTTGTCAGCGACTACCAACTCACCGAGCAGGTCAGCGACTCATCCACGCGGC